GCTTGGGCACGCCGCCGACCGGCTACGGTTTGTCACGCTCAGGCCGTCGCCATCCGGTAGCAGCCGTTCTTCTCGGCCTTGGCCACGCCCCACGACCAGTGGCCGCGGACCATGATGCCGAGGGTGTTGAAATCGGCGTCGGCCGACTCAACCATCGGCTGCCGCTGACCGTTGAGGAAAGCGACCTCCATCGCCGGGACCGCCCGCGGATCCGCTGCAAGCCACCAGGTGCTGGCGCTCGACAGGTAGGACGAGCTCACGACGCGATACCGGCCTGCGAACACGTTCGCGTTGCCGCGGACCGTGTCGGAGCCGGTGATCAGCAGGCTCGAGGACATTGCCTCGGCCGCCGCCACCTCGAGCTCGGCCGGAACAAGCAGCACGCTGGGCGGAACGCCCAGCGGGTTGTTGTCCGCATTCTTGAGCTTCCGGAAGCCGGTGGCTGCCGTCTTCAGCGACGTCATCGAGAAGGCATTGCCGGAGCCGGCGGTTTCCTTCGCGAAGTAGGTGCTGTTGGAATCCTCGAACGCGGCCCAGAAAGCCTTGTTCAGACCGATCGCCGCCCCGTAGCCGAGCCGTGAGCTCACCTGGGTGAGGGCACCCAGATCGTCGTTCACGAGGTCGACCATCGAGATGGACGAAAGCCGACCATACAGCTTGGCCTTGATGGTGCGGCTTTCCTCGCCGGCATCTGCACTGCGGAGCTCGCCGTCGTTGGCCACTTCCTCAAACTCGAAGCCGCCCGTCAGCCGAACGCCCGTGACAGACTTGTAGTCCGACACGTTGCGAGTGCTGGCGATCGCGTCCCAGTTCTGCTCGACCGCGGTGAAACCGTCGAGGAGGAACTTGCCGTAGGTCGCCGAGAGAATCGTCGAGATGTTGTGTGTCGCGAACGCGGCACGCAGCACCTGGCGGCAGTTGCTCTCGGAGATCCTGTGGCCGGCCTCCGCGTACCCGTTGGCGCGGGCAGCGGCGAGCACCACCTGCGACAGCGTCGCCTCGCCCCGACGGGCGTGGGCAGCCTCAAGGACGCGTTCGTCATACTTCTTCTCGACGTCGGTCAGGCCGCCGGCCATGCAAAGGGCGGCCTCCACCACCTTCGCGTCGTTGGCGGGCTTCGCCACGACGTGAATCGCCGGGGCAGCCGGGCGGGAGGCCCGAATGTCGGCGAGGAGCTCGGCCTTGAGCTCAGCCATCAGAGTCTTTTTCATTTCGTCCACGGACACCTCCGGCTTTTCGGCCGTTACGGTCACGTTCTCGTTGCCCACGGCGACGCTCGCCGTGCCTTCCGCGACGACCGGCTGGTCGACGTCGGGCGTTTCGTTGGCGTGGTCCGCCATGAGCTCATCCCCTGTCGCTTCCGCAGCGATAGCGGCCGATGTAGACGCATCGGCTCCAAACAGAACTACGCTTACTTCCCGGAGGGTGCTGGCACGCACTACCGAGATCGGGCCGGTAAACTCCCGGCCGTTTACGGTGACCATCTCGCCCGGGGCGACGTTTTCGATGCGGTTGACGTCCGCGCCGATGCTCGCCTGGAACTTCCAGCCCCGGCGGGCATAGCCGAGCACCTTCTCGACCAGTGGGCCGTCGCCGATCACGTCGCCGGCGACGATCAGGTCCTGGCCGGAGTTGTCCTTCCGGTCCGCCTGGCCGATGGCCGCCTCGAGCGAGTAGTCGTGGCCGTACATGACGGCCACGCTGCCGCTTGTGTCCATGCCAGCGAGGTCGACCACCAGCGGATTGCGGCTCCAGGACTGCCGGATCGCCCGGCCCGTGTAGCCGACGAGCTCAAACCGCGGCATGCCGCCGGCACTGGTGCCGTCAGCAGCAACAGCCGGAGTTGATACGGAAAACTGTGCGTCGGTTGTGATTCGCTTCATAGGAATTCGATCAACTCCTCGATGTCGTCGTCCCATTCATCGAAGTCCCACATTGGTCCTCCGCTGCGTCTTGGAGCTCGTTCACTTCGCGTTCAAGCTTGGCAAGCCGCGCCGCCGAGGCAGCTGCGTTGGGATCCTGGTCGCCGCCGTAATTCACCTCTGGCGTCATGTCGACAAACAGGCCGAGCTCCTTGCAGAGCGCGACCTCCTCGGCCCGCTGCGCGAGCTCCTGCCGCCAGTCGCGGCCGAGCCGCTGGTATTCCGCAGCCAGCGTCGTGGTGTTCGTCCGCAGACGCGTTTCCATCGCGTCTGCTTCCTTCTTCGGGTCGACGTGCTCAAACCCGTCCCACGTCCACTGCCACGTCCATTCGGCAATCGGCGGCAGACCGTCGGGGATCAGGCCAGGCACCAGCGCGGCCTCGTCGAGCCACTTGCCGACCAACGGGTCAAGCATCACACGCTCGAGGTCCACCCGCTCGCACGCCAGGTGCTTTCGGTACACGAGGTAATCGCCTCGCATGCTCGAGTAATTCGCGGCGCTACTGTCCATAGCGGCCACGATGTATGGCATATTCAGAGCGCGAGCGATCTCATTGATCAGCCGCTTCACGAATTCGCTGTAGGTCGACGTCGGCTGCTCAGGCTTCATCTGCAGGGCATCCCACCCGTCAGGGATGCTCGTGGCCATGCCACGCATCAGCGGCATGGTTTCCCACGCTGGCTGGGCCGTCGCGATCCCATCAGCCGGGAGGTTTGTCTTGATGATCGCGGCGAAGTCTGCTGCCGTCTCTGCCGCCGTCACGACCGCCAGCGTGTAACGCCGCAGCATGGCGAAGAGCTCGAGGGCAGGCACGACCTCGCCCACGCCGCGGTGCTGGCCTGGGCGGAATGCGTGAAACCAGTGCAGGACATTGTCGGCCGGATACCACTGGCCGTCGCCAACCCATCCCGACAGCGTCGCGCCGGGGTGGTGCTTGAGCACGTAGTATTCGCTGACGTTGCCGTCCTCGTCGAATCGCAGCCCATCGACGCTCGACGCATGGAGTTCCGGCGCCGGGCTCGTCACCTGGTCGGCCTCGATGAGCTTCACGTCCAGCTGCACGCCGCGGAGCCGGCGGTTGGTCGTCTCAACGGCAAAGACCTCGCCATCGGTGACCTTCGCGAGCTTGGCAAGCCGCAGTTTGCGGGCCATGTCGATCGACAGGAACCACTCGAACACGGCATCCTCGACGCGGCGGACGCTCGCAGCGTCTGCGTCGCGGCCGCAGTCAAGCTGCAACCGTGGGCCGGTGCCGACGAGGTCGGACGCCAGCGTGCTGGCCATGCCAGCGAGATACGCGTTGTTGTCGCGTTCGTAGCGAGCACGGGCTCGCATCTTCCGGCGGACCTCCGGAGCCAGGGCCGCGTCGGCGGAATAGTAATCCGCCATCGACCAGTGGTTGCGGTTGTGCTCGGTGGTCTGGGCAGCGTCATACCGTGCCCGCACCAGCTTGCTGATGACGGCCTTCTGCTCGGCCACCGTCTGCTTGAGGGTGGGTCGAGCCCGCGTCGGCTTGGCTGCGGCACGTTTGGCCATCAGCTGCTGGCCCCCGGGGAGGTGAACACGGCCCGTCGCATCATCGCGAACGGGCTGCCGGCCGTGATGGCATTGCGCTGCTGGATGATCCACTTCGCAGCTTCAAGCTGCTTGTCGAGCTCGTGCTGCTCGACTTCGCCGGCGTCGGTGCGTGCACGCTGTGGCTGCGCGAGATTCGCGGCGAGAGCGTCGAGAACGTCATCGGCGGCTGCCATTGGCACCTCATACGCGGACGCATAGCCCGCTATCCATGAGTGTACCATTGTTCACCGGTTAACCTTCGAGCAACTCGGCTGGAATCATGGCTCGGATACGCTCTGCGAGGCCGCGTTCTGCTGGCGTCGGCGAGCCGTGCTTGAGGAGCGAGCGACACATCTGGTCGATGTCCCACAGCGCGGACCTCGCGCGGCCACCCTGGATGGCAGTTTCAAACTCTGACTGCTCTTCAGGGAGTCGGAATCGAATGAGAACGTGCGGCATGGTATTTCTCGTTTATTGCGTCACAAGCAATCAACAGGAAATAGAAAGCCGCCCGGCAGGTGTGGGCGACACGGTTTATCAGTCCGCTGCCGTCCTGCCGGGCGGCGAGGGTCACCGGTAGCGAATCACGGCGAACCACTTGCGAGTTGTTGGCGAGTATGCGACGCCCTCGTCGACGATGACCTTCCGGCCAAAAAAACAACAATTGCGACGAGCCGACTCCGGAGTCGAACCGCAACCTATGCCCTCTGTCTGGCCGCAGTGACTGTGGACCAGCGTGCCGCGTCTGGCGAGCACCAGGGCGTGGTCTTGGGCGGAATTGATCGTGACGTTGCGAGCGTAGACGTTCGTGTCGGCCACGGCGGCGGACGAGAGGACGAGCAGCAGGAGCAGGGCGAGAAAACGCATTGTGAGTGCCTTTCTGGTGGGAGAAACGAAACCACCAGCAGACTGCCACGCGACCACCGGAGGCCAAATAGCGGACTACCTGCCCATCTTCGCAAGCAGGGCGGCCCGGCGGGCCGCGAGATCCTCGCGTGTGATCACCTTCCTGGTGACTGCCGGCTTGGCCTCGGCCCCGACGGCCGAGATCCCAGAGAACGACGCCGCCACCGCGGCACCGACAACGCAGTCGAGAAGATGGTTATCGCGGCCCGGAATGAGCTTCCACTCGTCGCACGCCCTCATCTTGCTCTCAACGCGCACCGGCACCTCGCTCGCGAGGTGGTCCGCGAGCATGTCGTGGTTGCCGTCGTGAATCGTGAGGGCCTGCGGATCTCCGACCGGCAGCTTCAGCCTGGCCACCAGGAACGTCTTCCACGCGTTCGTGTCATAGAGCACATGCCGCTGCTTGCCGATCGTGCTGGTCCGCCAGTTGGCTCCGATCCGCTCGCCGCGGTCGGGTGCCTTGTCGCTGATCGTCTGGCCGGAGGCCCCGACGAACCGGCCGTGCGTCGGCAGCACCCGCGGGCCGTAGCTTGAGCGGCGTGCGAAGTCTCTGATCACGCCCTGCGTCTGTGCCCAGTTGGCGTCGATGAACATCTGGCCGACGCGGAGCACGGCCTCGTCGTTCTCGCGGGCGAACTCCCGGTCGAGGATCTCGGCGGCCACGGCCTCGAGGCCGGCGTGGATCGCGGCTTCGACGTTGTTGCCGTGGGCGCGGGACAGCGTCTTCTTCGCCTCGCGAAGAGAGAAATACTGGCGGCCCTGGTCGGGGTAGGTGCCATAGCTCACGACGTGGCCGCGGAACTGGTGGCCCCACGCCACAACGGCCCAGTAGAGGAGCTCCTTCTGCACGTCCACGAAACAGGTGAGCGTGTCGAGCCCGCGTGGCACCAGCCACCTCGGCACGTGGATCGCCCGCCCGCGAACCTCCTCGGCCGAGATCCCGGCGGCCGCCCCCTCGTCGCGGATCGGCTCCTGTTGGAACTCACTCGCGAACACGCTCGGCCCGTCGTCGAGGTACGCGTTGTACGCGTGCTGGATCGCGGAGTTTTCCCGCTCAGGATCGAAGCAGGATTCCCACGAGACGAGGCAGCCCTCGTCCATCGCGGCACGGTTCGCAAGGTAGAACTCGTTGGCCTCCCGATGGGCACGGGCCTGGTCGCCGACGAGGTCCTTCGCAAACGTCCGCCGGAGCGTTGCATACTGCTCGAGCCACATGTCCTCGTGCCGCGTCGCCCAGTGACGCACCATCGGGATCCGCTCTCCCTGCCACGCTGGGTGCTTGCCGGAGTCAAGCAGCTGGTCGACCATGTCGCCGTGCTCGATCACGGTGGCGTTGACCACGCACGCCATGCTCGTCGTGTGGCCGGAGAGCTTCATCACGCTCTTGAGCAGGATCTCCATCCGGGCTTGGCACTGCACCGGGCTGCGGGCACTGTCGCGTGTCTGCGGATCGTCCACGATGCACACGTCGGGACGCAGCTGCCGGCCGTCGGGCGTTTTCCAGCGGAGGCCGAGGATCGAGCCGGTGAGGCCGCGGCTCATGATGATCGCACCGCTCGACGGCGAGCCTTCGATGGTCGGGAGCACCAGCGTGTCCTTCTTCCACTGGATGTGCGTGCGTTTGCCGGCATGCGTCTGCGAGTTGCACCGCTGGGCTTTGCCCTCCAGGGCACGCACGGCGTGGCAGACTTCGGGGAAGTCTTCGTAGAGCAGGTCGTTGTCGGAGAGCTCTGTGCGGATGGAGTTGATCGCTTTCGCTGCGAGGTCGCTCTCGGCGGCGAAGATGGCGCCGAAGGAGCGGTGGCCGTAGAGCACGGCCCAGAGGAGGGCGAGCTCGCTGATGGTCGACTTCGCGAAGCCGCGGTAGACCGCATTGACGAACCGGCCGCCGCGAGTCGAGCAGTCCTCGATGCGGCCGATCACGCGTTTGTGGTCGTCGCTGAACGGCGACAGGCCGGTGGAGTAGGGGAAGTAGGTGGTGAGGAACAGCAGGAGGCTTTTGCCGCACGCGTCGCGGCGTTCGCGGTTCATGACCGGCGGGATTTCGCCGATGTCGGAGCCTTTTCGGGTGCGTTCGCGGGACCGCTCGACGTCCGCCAGACGCTTCTGTTCGCGGCTGTTTGCCGGATCTGCGCTCTTCGGTCTGGCCATAAGTCTTTTCTGTGGGTAGGTTTCGGGAGTGAATCGACGCAGAGGGGGAGTTCGCAGCCGGGGCAGCCTGCGGCTGGGGGGCGGGAAGGACCCACCCCCCATTGGTGGCATGCCACTTTGGCATACCCCTTAGGTGGGGTGCGTACCCCCTGCTGTGGGGGTACTGGCAGACACCCCACCGCCGAGGGGCTTGGTGGCCATGCGTGCACGTGTTCATGCGTGCACGTGTTGTACCCTCTGATCATTTCTCGAGCAATTGCGCACGCGCTGACGTTGACGCGTCATCGTGCTCGAGCTCGTGCACGCATTCTCAAAACCTAACTGTCCGACCGGATATTGTTTCAAGAATTCCGCGGCCGATTGTCGATCCCTCTTGTCGTGCTGTATCCGATCGGATATAGTCATGACGTCGGCCGCGATTGTGACGGCCGCAAACCACGCGCAAAGGAATCCCACAATGTCCACAGCTAACGTAATGAACACCGATACCGTCAACGTCACGCCGTCGGCCGATGAAATCCGCGAACATGCGGCCGCAATGGCAGCTGTGCGCCGTGCACGCATGACGGCATACCGGGAAGACTTCGATACGGCCGTCAAGAGCCTTTTCGGAGAGAATGCCAAACTCACAAAATTGCCCGGTGGTTCCCCCGTGTTTGCTCAGGGAATCAGCCTTGCTCCTGGTTTCTGGTCCGGTTTCGTCAACGTATGCGGCAACCTTACGAAAGGATGCTTCAATAGCTGCGTCCTGCAGTTTGCCGGCCGCACAACAGGCGCCGCGGTCCGGGCAGCTGCTCGAGCACGAACGGGCCTGTTCAAGTATCGGCCGGATCGGTTCTACGCTCGCGCCCGTCAGGAGCTACGCGCGATCGTCAGGAAAGCCGATCGGCTCGGCGCCCGTGCTCATATTCGATTAAACACTGCATCGGACATTGAGCATGGAACGGAATTGCCTACGCTTTTCCCGACGGCCGTGTTCTACCACTACACAAAATTTGAGGAGCGATGCATTCAATACGCCCGTGGCATGCGGCCAGCGAACGAACACTATTCGTTCTCCGTTTCAGAAAAGAGCACCTTCGACCAGGTCAAGAGGCTGAACGCCCTACGCGTCAACCTGATCGTGGTATTCGATAGCTGGTACCACCCCCAGTATCGTTGCCGCAAAACTGGTGCGAAGGGGCGATTTGGTGTTCTGCCCGAGCGTATCCTGTTCCGCTCCAAGAGCACGGGGGAGGAGTTTTCCGTTGACGTCCGGGATGGCGACGTGCACGACCTTCGGACCCCCGAGTATGACGGCCGTAGCGTTGCCGTCGGGCTGCGATTGAAGGGGTCGAAAGCTGCGAAGAAAAACGCTCGAGATACCGGTTTTGCGAAGTCTATCCCGGGCGGACCACGGGGAACTATGTTTGTCGGGGAACTGGTACGGCAGGGTACTGCCGTCATCGAATTGGCATAACGGCCGGCCGCTGCCCGCCCTGGTGCACGTGCACTAGGGCGGCATGCGGCATGCCGTTGACGTCATGCACGGCCGGCCCACACTGGGCCGGCCGACACCATCACACCCCCCGGGGGAGGCTTTCCTATGCTGCGACTTGAATGCTGCGCCGTTACTGGCGCCTGCGATTGTTTCAACTGCCGGCCGAGCCCGTTGACGGCGGCCCACGTCGTGGCCGTGCTCGAGCGGTCCGGCGCCGAACTAGACTTCACGGACCGCGATGTGCTCGAGCATATGACGGCCGACCAGCTGGCCGACCAGCTGGCCTACATTGCAGACTTCCAGGGGTAACGCGTTGACCTGGTGCACGCATGCGACGTCGGCCTAACTGGGCCGGCCGGCGCTCGTGCACGGGCTCACGTGGCGACGTCCGCGGCCGTTGACGGCCGCGGGCAGGCGCCGGCATGCCCATAGACTTACAAACCACACCGGCCGTCCGTGGCCACGTGGCGACGCAGGGGAGCACCCTGCAGGCGCCCGGGCGTGCACGGCCGCACAACACGAGCCCGCGACGCTTCGCACGAGCCCCTACGGGCTCGTGCGCGTCCGGGCACACCACACGAGCACCACAGCACACCGCAGCACACCGCAGCACACCACAGCACACCACACGAGCACAGCGGCCGCACGACGGCCGGCCGGGCTCGTGCACGATCGACCACGGACCAGCCGACCAGCTGGGCCGGCCGGCCGTGCACGTAGAAAATCCGGCCGGCAGACTTGACCAGCTGCGCGCGCACAAGCCGAGACACGATCGACCACACGAAAAACAGGAAACGAGCATGCATGCCCGAGAAATGTGCACGCGTCGCCGGCCGACGACGGCCGGCGGAGCAACACCCCCCCTGCCGTGGGGCTTCCCCCCACGCGGTGGGGTGCTTCGGATACCCCCCCTTAGTGGGGGTTACCCCCACTAAGGGGGGCTACCCCCCTTGGGTGGGGGCTTGCCGATTTGGCAGACCGAATTTCCAAAGCCTCCTGCTATGGGATTCCTCTGACATTTTTTTTTGCAATTCCGCGGCGGCTTTGAGTGGCTGCAGCCACCAAAAAGCTTATCGGAAATTGTCAGAAAAAACAGCAGAAAAACTTCCGGCGCCACACCAGTATTTCCG